ATGAGCAGGACTGAGCGTGCAGTCATCGTGTGGAAGCCGCAGCCCCGGCAGCTGGAATTTATGCGCAGACCGGAACCGGAAGCGCTGTACGGCGGCGCGGCGGGCGGCGGCAAGAGCGATGCACTGCTAATCGAAGCGCTGCGGCAGGTGCACATCCCGCATTACCGGGCGCTGATCCTGCGCAAGACCTACCCGCAGCTTTCCGACCTTGTGGATAAGAGCCAAATGTATTACCGCCGGGCTTTCCCGGAGGCGCAGTACAACGCCACCTCCCATGTATGGGTGTTTCCCAGCGGGGCAAAGATCTGGTTCGGCTCTATGCAGTACACCAAGGACCGCACCAACTATCAGGGCAAAGCCTACGATTTTATCGGCTTTGACGAGCTGACCCACTTTGAGTGGGACGAGTACAGCTACATGATGAGCCGCAACCGTCCCACCGGGCCGGGCACCCGGGTGTATATGCGTGCCACCACCAACCCTGGCGGCATCGGCCACGGCTGGGTGAAGGCGCGGTTCATCACCCCCGCCCCGCCCGGTACGCCCATTGTGGAAACGGTCACGGTGCGCCTGCCGGACGGCACCGACCAGCAGATGGAGCGGGCGCGGGTGTTCATCCCGTCCAGCGTGTTCGATAACCCTGCCCTGCTGGCCAACGACCCCGGGTATCTGGCAAGCCTTGCCAGCCTGCCGGAAGCGGAAAAGCAGGCGCTGCTCTACGGCAGCTGGGACAGCTTTTCCGGGCAGGTGTTCACCGAATGGCGCAACGACCCGGCGCACTATCAGGACCAGCGCTGGACCCACGTCATCGCGCCCTTTGCCATCCCCAAGCACTGGCCCATCTGGCGCGGGTACGACTTCGGCTTTTCCAAGCCCTTTTCGGTGGGGTGGTATGCAGTGGACGAGGAAGGGCGGCTGTACCGCATCAAGGAGCTGTACGGCTGCACCGGACGCCCCAACGAGGGCCTGCGCATCGACCCGGTGGAGCAGGCCAAGCGCATCCGGGAGGTTGAGCAGAATGACCCGCTGCTGCGGGGCAGGGTGATCCACGGAGTGGCAGACCCCGCCATCTTTGACGAGAGCCGGGGCGAGAGCATTGCAGCCATGATGGAGCGCAGCCCGCATTTTCTGCGCTGGCAGCCCGGGGATCACACCCGGCTGGCGGGCAAGATGCAGTTCCACTACCGGCTGCGGTTCGCGCCGGACGGGCGGCCGATGCTGCAGGTGTTCAGCAGCTGCAAGCACTTCATCCGTACCCTGCCGAACCTTGTGTACGACGAGAGTAATGTGGAGGATATCGACACCCGGCAGGAGGATCACATCTACGATGAGTGCCGCTATGTGCTGATGGAGCATCCCATCAGCCCGCCCGAGGCTTCTGCCGCGCCGCCAAGGCCGGATGACCCGCTGGAGCTGCACCGGCAGGCGCGGTTCTACCGCATCTGAAAAAACAGGAGAGAAAGGAAAGATTATGGAAGATACAAGAGCAGAAGCCCTGCCCATCGGCGCGGCAGAGGCGGCGGCTGCGCTGCAGACGCTGCAGCGCTACAAGGCGGGCAAGGCGGCGCTGGACAAGCGCCTGATCGACAACGAGTTGTGGTTCCGCATGGGACACTGGAAAAACTACCGCGACCCGCTGATGCCCGGCAAGGCGCAGCCCTCCAGCGGATGGCTGTTCAACAGCATCGCCAACAAGCACGCCGACGCCATGGACAACTACCCCGAGCCTATGGTGCTGCCCCGGGCAGCAGACGACCAAACCACGGCGCAGGCGCTTTCCAGCGTGCTGCCGGTGGTGCTGGAGCAGGCAGATTACGAGCAGGTGTACAGCGATGTCTGGTGGCGCAAGCTCAAGCAGGGCACTGGCGTTACCGGCATCTTCTGGGACCCGGCGGCGCGCGGCGGGCTGGGTGACATTGCGGTGCGCAGCGTCAACCTGCTCATGCTCTACTGGGAGCCGGGCGTGCAGGATATTCAGGACTCGCCGGACTTGTTCCACCTCAGCCTTGAGGACACCGCCCGGCTGACCGCGCAGTATCCGCAGCTGGCAGGGCACGCCGCCGGTGTGGTGGACGTGCCCCGGTACATCCACGAGGACGGCCAGACCACCGCCAACAAGAGCGTGGTGGTGGACTGGTATTATAAGCGCCCGGACGAGAGCGGCAAATTGCGGCTGCACTACTGCAAGCTATGCAACGGCGTGGTGCTGTATGCCAGCCAGAACGACCCGGCGCTGGCGGCGCGCGGGCTGTACGACCACGGCAAGTACCCCTTTGTGTTCGACCCGCTGTTCGTGGAGGAGGATTCTCCCGCCGGGTTCGGCTACATCGACGTGATGAAGGACTGCCAGAACGCCATTGACCGGATGAACCACGCCATGGATGAGAACGTGCTGCTGGCCTCCCGCCAGCGGTATGTGCTCAGCGACACCGCCGGTGTGAACGAAGAAGAGCTTGCCGACCTGAGCCGGGACATCGTGCACGTTGTGGGACGCCTGAACGAAGATTCCTTCCGTCCGCTGCAGACGGCGGGCTTGCAGGGCAACAGCCTGAGCTATCGCAACAGCCGCATTGAGGAGCTGAAGGAGATCAGCGGCAACCGCGACCTGACGCAGGGCGGCACCACTGGCGGCGTGACCGCCGCCAGCGCCATCGCCGCCTTGCAGGAGGCAGGCAGCAAGCTGAGCCGGGATATGCTCAAGAGCGCCTACCGCGCCTTTGCAAGGCAGTGCTACCTCATCATTGAGCTGATGCGGCAGTTCTACGACGAGCAGCGGGTGTTCCGTATCACCGGGCAGCGCGGCGAGAGCGAGTTCGTGCCCTTCTCGGCGCAGGGGCTGCGCGCAAAGCCCATGCCCGCCGTGGGCGGGGTGGAGCTGGGCAGCCGGGAGCCTGTCTTTGACATCGTGGTCAGCGCCGCCAAAAAGAGCACCTTCAGCCGCCTGTCCCAGAACGAGACCGCCAAGGAGTGCTATAAGCTGGGCTTCTTTGACCCCGCCAACGCGGACGCTGCCCTTGCGGCGCTGGAAATGATGGACTTTGAAGGGGTGGAAAAGGTGCGCGCCCGGGTGCGGCAGAACGGCACGCTGGCGCAGCAGCTGGTGCAGCTGCAGGGGCAGATGGCAAGACTGTCTGCCGCTCTTGCGCAGCAGCCCGGCGGCACCCAAGCGGCGCAGGACACTGCCGGTCTGACGGCACAGCTGCCGGTGGCGGCGGCTGCCCGCGCCATGAACTGGAACGGAAAGGAGGTGAAGTGAGATGATCAAGGTATGTTACAGCGAGCTGGACGGCCCCGAGGGGCTGAGCCTGCGGCTGGAAGCCGCCGGTCACGCGGGCTATGCGCCCGCCGGGCAGGACATCGTATGCGCTGGCGCAAGCACCCTGATGCAGGCGCTGGTGTACCTGCTGGCAGGGGAGGAAAACGCCCGCAGCAATGCCTGGGACGAGCCGGAAGGCCCGCGCCTTGCTGTGGCAGCGCAGGCACCGGTAGCGCCGTGGGTGCAGGGCGCGTTTGAGCTGGCCAAGGCGGGCTTTACCCTGCTGGCAGAGCGCTACCCGGACAACCTGCGCTTTGCGGATGTGAGCCGCAGCGGACAGCAGAGCATGATGGACCTGCAGCTGTTTGCGGAAGGGGAAAATGCCCCCGCATTGAGCCCGGAGCAGACCCGGCAGGCAGTGGCTGCGGGCACCCTGAAGCCGGAAGCCCCCGCTGCGCAGCCGGAAGCACCGCAGCAGACCCCGGCAGAGCCGGAGCCGCAGCCGGAAAAGTCCGCACAGCCGGAGCGTCCGGCACTGCCTTCCCTGCCGCTGCCGGTGCAGAACACGGTGCGCGGCCTGCACGCCCGCTGGGCGGCAGAGGAAGCGGCCATGCGCCGCAGCCAGCCGGGTTTTGACCTGAAAGCAGAGCTGAAGAACCCGGAGATGCGCCGTCTGATGCAGCTGCCCGGTATGCGGGTGCAGGACGCCTACCGCCTTGCCCACTACGAGGATGCCCTGCGCACCACGGCACAGACCGTGGAGCAGGGCGTGGTGGAGCGGGTGCAGCAGCGCGCCGCGCGTCCGCTGGAAAACGGCCTGCGCCCCGGTGCTGCGGCTTCGGTACGGCCGGACGTAGCCGCCATGACCCGCGCCCAGCGGGAGGCCTTGGAGCGCCGTGTGCTGCACGGTGCACAGATCGAACTTTAACCTGACAGGAGAAAGGAAAAAACATGATGAATTTCAACATCCAGCTGTTTGCGGACGCGCAGACCAACACCACCGGCACCATGTCGGTGGAGATGAAAACCTTTTACGAGAAGCGCCTGATCGATCAGGCAGAGCCGCGCCTTGTGCACGACCAGTTTGCGGATTACTACCCCGTGCCCCAGAACGGCGGCAAGACCATCGAGTTCCGCAAGTACGACAGCCTGCCCAAGGCCAGCACCCCGCTGACCGAAGGCGTTACCCCCAACGGTCAGGCGCTGAACGTGACCAGCATCACCAGCGACCTGCACCAGTACGGCGGCTGGACCCCGCTGACCGATGTGCTGCAGATGACCGCCATCGACAACAACGTGGTGCAGGCCACCCGCGTGCTGGCAAGTCAGGCCGGCCGCACCATGGACAGCATCACCCGCGATGTGCTGGCGGGCGGCACCAATGTCATCTACGCCCCGAAGCTTGGCGCAGACGGCACCGAGACCGCCGTTACCAGCCGCAAGGCACTGGACAAGAGCTGCACTCTGACCCCGAAGCTGTTCTTTCAGGCGGCGGCACAGCTGGGCGCGATGAATGCTGACCCCATCGGCGACAGTTACGTTGCCATCATCCACCCCTATGCGGCCTACGACCTCAAGACCTGCAAGGAGTTTATGGAGGTGCACAAGTACGCCGACCCCGACACCATGTTCCGCGGCGAGATCGGCAAGCTGGGCAACATCCGCTTTATCGAGACCAGCGAGGCCAAGATCTGGAAGGACGATACCTGCCCGGCGGGTCTGGCAGTGTTCGGCACGCTGGTGCTGGGTGCCCATGCCTACGGCGTGACCGAGCTGGAGGGCGGCGGCCTTGAGCACATCGTCAAGCAGCTGGGCTACGGCGACGACCCGCTGAACCAGCGCGCCTCTGTGGGCTGGAAGGGGATGCGCGCCGCCGAGCGTCTGGTGGAGCAGTACATGGTGCGCATCGAGAGCGTGTCCAGCTACTCGGCCACCGCTGCCGCCAACTAAGGAGGTGCCCATGGCTGAAAAGAACGTGCGCATCCGGCTGTTCAAGGACAACAGCCGCTACAAGGGCGATCTGTTCGTCAGCGTCAACGGTGTGAATTACAAGATCCGCCGGGGCGTGGAGGTGGAGGTGCCGCCCGCTGTGGCCGAGGTGCTGGAACACAGCCAGCGTCAGGACGAGCTGACCGCTGCCCGCATTGCTGCTGCGGAGAACGCGGCACAGTAAAATCTGTAAAATCAACGCTGCCCGGCTGGGAGAAATGCCCCCGGCCGGGCTTTTTATAAAAAGGATGTGATGAAGATGACAGTAGGAGAAGCTTTGGAGCGTGCCGAGCAGCTGCGCCCGAACTGCCGCATTGAAACCGAGACCCGGCTGCAATGGCTGCGGGAGGCGGACGCCCTGCTGCGCACAAAGCTGTTTGACCGCAGCGCCGCCGGGGCGTTTGACGCGGTGGGCGCAGACCGTCCGTGGGAGCAGCCGGTACAGGACGACCAGCCGCTGCTGGCACCGCCGCCCTTTGATGCGCTGTACCCGCACCTGTTGTGTGCGCAGATGGACGCCGCCTTGGGCGAGACCGACCGCTACGCCGGAGAGCAGGCGCAGTACAACGCCCTGTATGCGGAACTGGCGGTCTGGCTGCGGCAGAACTACCCGCCCCGCAGCCGGGCGCAGTGGCGCTGGTAAGGAGGTGGGAACATGGTACTGGCAGACAGAATACGGCTTGCCAACACCCGGCAGCTGCTGCGGGCCTTTGGCGGCCTGAACGAGACCTACGGCTGCTCGGAAGCAGAGTACAGCGCCGGAGTAAACTTTTCTGCCCGGGATTTCCCAGCCCTGAGCACCCGCATCCCGCGCCGCAAACTGCGGGCGCTGACCGGGCTGAACGGGATGTACCACCTGAACGGTCTGCTGACGGTCTGCGGGCGGGATATCACCTATACCCCGGACGATGCCGCAGCCCCGGCGGTGACGAAGGCGGACGCTGTGACCGATGGCCGCAAGGCGCTGGTGGGCATCGGCACAAAAATTTTGATCTTCCCGGATAAGCTGGCCTTTGATACGGCAGACGGCAGCGTGACCGCACTGGGGGCGCTGTGGACGGCGGCGGACAAAAGCGTGACCTTTGCCCCCTGCGATGCCGCAGGCAAGACCTATCAGGTGGAAGCCTTTGGCCCGGACGAGCCCGCCGATCCGGCAGACGGACAGCTGTTTTTAAGGGTGGAGGATGCCGACCATCCGTGGCGGTACGACAGCACGCTGGAAATGTACAGCAAAAACTCCGGCAGCTGGGCGGCCATCCCGCTGGAATACTGCCGCATCACGGCGGCAGGGCTGGGCAAGCTGTTCCGGCAGTGGGACACCGTGACCGTGCAGGGCGCAGCCGCCGAGACTGCGGGGCAGAGCCCGGAGCTGAACGGAGATCAGATCGTGTATGACATGGGCGAGGACTGGCTGCGGGTGCGCTGCACCCCGCAGGGCGAGTATTTTTACGGCACACTGGTGCAGAACGCCGCCGCCGCGCAGTGGCAGAGCATGGACGGCAAGCAGCACCGCAGTGTGGATGCCGCACAGACGGTATCCATGGAGCGCCGGGTGCCGGAACTGGATTTTGTGACCGAGTGCGACAACCGGGTGTGGGGCTGCAACAGCAGGGAGAACGTTATCTACGGCTGCAAGCTGGGCGACCCCACCAACTGGTTCAGCTACCGGGGCATCGCTGCAGACAGCTACGCCGTCACTGTGGGCAGCGACGGCGCCTTTACCGGGGCGGCTTCCTGCATGGGCTATGCGCTGTTCTTCAAGGAGAACACCCTGCACAAGCTGTACGGCTCCAAGCCTTCGGATTTTCAGCTTTCCAGCCTGCGCTGCCGGGGCGTGGCAAAAAACGCCGCCCGCAGCCTGTGCGTGCTGAACGAGACGCTGTATTATCTCTCGCCGGACGGGGTCATGGCGTGGGACGGCAGTCTGCCCACCAAGGTGTCCGGTGCGCTGGACGCCGCAAAGCTTGCCAACGTGCAAAGCGCCGTGGGCGGTGCGCTGGATGGCCGGTACTATCTGCACATCTCCCGGGAGAGCGCGCGTCTGCTGGTCTACGATACCGAGAAAGGGCTGTGGAGCGAGGAGGACGTCTGCTCCTGCGATATGACCAGCACCGGCGGGCAGCTTTATCTGTGGGACGGGCAGGCGCTGTGGGCAGCAGACCCCACCCGCGAGCCGGATTGGCAGAGCACCGATAGCGTGGAGACGGACATCCCCTTTGAACTGGTCACAGGCGATGTGGGACTGGACGGCACCGAGCAGCGGTACCTCTCCCGGCTGACCTTGCGTCTGGACGCCGAACGCACCAGCACGGTGGAGGTGGCAGTAAGCTATGACGGCGGCGCGTGGGAGACGGTGGCCGCCCTTGCCGCCCAAGGCAGCCGCCGCAGCTATGACCTGCCTTTTGTGCCCCGGCGGTGCGGGTCGCTGCGGCTGCGGCTTCGTGGCAAAGGACAAATCACCCTGCGCAGTCTTGTGCGCACCATCGCCCCGGCAAAGGGAAAATTATGGGAGGAGGATACCTCATGGCAAGCATGAACGGCCTGAGCAAGCTGGGTCTGCCCAAGCTCAGCGATAACATGGACCCGGAGGATGCCCGGGCACTGCGCAGCTATCTGTACCAGATGCAGGAGCAGCTGCAGTATGTACTGACCAATCTGGATACGGAAAATATGTCCGACACCCTGCGCAGCAAGCTGCAGGGATTATAAGTACGAAAGGAGAATTTTATGGCATCCAAAAAGAAGGAGGAACTGCTGCAGCCGGACGTGCAAACGCAGGCACAGCCTGCTGCGCAGTCCACTTACAGCACCGAGGGGCTGGACAGCCGCGCCGAAGTGGAAAAGGCTATGGCAAACGCCAGCTACCGCCCCAGCCAGCAGGTGACCGATGCAGCCAACGCCCTGAAGCAGTGGCAGCAGAACCGCCCCGCAGACTACCAGAGCAGCTATCAGGACAGGATCAACGAGCTGCTGGGGCAGCTGCTGGAACGAGAGAATTTTCAGTACAGCTACACCCGCGACCCGCTCTATCGCCAGTACGAGCAGCTGTATACCCTGAACGCCCACAACGCCAGCGCGGACGCGGCGGCGCAGGCGGCTGCTCTGACCGGCGGCTATGGTTCCAGCTATGCCACCAGTGCGGCGCAGCAGGCTTATCAGCAGCAGATCGGCGGGCTGGCAAGCGCCATCCCCACCTTGTACAGTCTGGCGCTGGATACCTACCAGAGCGGCGGCGAGGAGCTGGTGACCCGGCTGGAGCAGCTGAACGGACAGGAACAGAACGCCCAGAGCTTATATGACCGGCAGCTGCAGGACTACTACACCCAATTGCAGCAGAAGGGCGATGCCTACAACGACGCCTACGCCAAGGACTACGGTCAGTATCAGGAGCACCTGAACCGGCTGGACACCCTGCACGGCTACTACACCGCGCAGGAGCAGGCGCAGATCAGCCAGCGTCAGCAGGCTTTTAATAATGTTATGACCGTGCTGGGCGTCATCGGGGATGTGGTGCAACTGGCCATCAGCGGCACCACTGGTCTGGGCAGCTTAGCGGGCAGTCTGCTGAACACCGGGTACAACATCTACTCCGGCAACCGCGCCTACGAGGCCGAGCGCGCCGACACCCAGTGGAGCCAGCAGATGCAGGAGAAGCAGCGTCAGGACGCACTGACCCAGCAGCAGTACGACAACACCGCCAGCGAGCGTGCCTATCAGGACGCGCTGAAGCAGCAGGCCTTCAACAATAACGTGACCAGCCAGAAGCTGAACATCGCCAAGGGCGAGTGGGCGCTGAAGCAGTCCAATGCCCAGCAGAAGGCCGCACAGGCTGCCGGTAAGGCGGCGGCTGCGGGCACAAAGTCCGGCAGCTCCGGCAGCGGCGGAAAGGCCACCGGCAGCAGCGGCTCTGCTTCCGGCGGCAGCCGCAGCACCGTCAGCGCCGGGGTGCCCTACACGGCAGCGCTGCTGCGCAGTCAGGGCAAGAGCGAGGTAGCCATCACCTCTGCCCTGCGGCAGGAGGGCTACACCCCCGCCCAGATCGCAAAGATCCTGCAGGAGATGAATCAATAA